CTAGTTTTTAGGTGCTCTAAGGATATTTAGAACTTTCTCAGACATATCATGTAAGTCAGATCCAATTGGCAACCAGAAATGGAACACCGTATTGTCGCGGTTAAAAACTTGCTTGTAGTACTCAGTTTTAAAAGATGGGTCGATATCTGAAGCTTTTAACAATCGCCCTTCTTTTTCTATCTTTTGCCCATCAAGTTCACCACCAACACAGATATTCATTTTATTTACCAGTTTTTAATCAGACTGGACTATAACACTAAATATCTATCTTCAATCTAATAACTTGAAATCTTGTCCATGTTCTGGACTATGAAATGATTTACCATCTTGGTTCATAGCAATTTTTTTTCCAGAATTTGTTCGTATTATCCATTTCTTTTTTTCTGGTTCAGTTGGGTTCAGCACCTGAACGTACATTTCAACACCAGCAATAGATACGGCTTTTATATTCATCAGTAATACCCTCATAAAAAAAGATTGTATACCAATAAAACGCAAAAAGCCCATCGATTGATGAGCTTTTTAAAAATAACCACCAGTGTGGTAAGTATTAAACAGGTTCTTCCACTGTTTGTATGAATGAGTTTTCATCAAATAACCACGTATGTGGTAAAAAAACAGTTACACTTCGAACACTGTATAATGAATATGCCATAACCTGTGTACACAAGTCAATAAATCAAAAAACACTTTTTAAAAAGACTTATAACGGGTTCGTGGAGGATGAGGAAAATAAGCTTTATTTGTTTTAGCTGTTGCTTGAGTTTTATTCTTAAGCTCTGAGATTTCTTTAGCTTCTAATACTAATTCGACACCTTTTTGTTCTGCCCTAAGACGTACATATCCTCGTAACATTTTTTCATTGTAAATGAACTGCCCCTTTTTTAAACCAGTCTTCAAAATAGGGCCATATTCCTCTTTAAGTAGGTTTCTTACCCTTAAAGAGAATTTCTTTATATCTAAGACTTCACTATCTTTAAATTGCTTCATAATTCCTAAATATTGGTCATACATACTTTTTATGTATTCACCAATATTATCCTCAGCGACAATAGTTGACCAAACAACTTCTTCGTAATCACGAGAACGTTGATTTATTGCTTTTTCATATGGTCTAGACAATTCCGTATGTATAGCATCGATTGCTATATCAATTGCTGCGTGATAATCCTCCCATTCAACTTCAGTTATTTGAGTAGGTTTGTCGTAGAGTAGCCATAATAATTTTTCAATTATTAAATGAACGTAAAAAGGATAACCATCACTGATCAATGCAATCCTGATATAAATTGAACGATCAATACTTATATCAAATGCTTTCATTGCCTCTATAGCAATTTCCCATCGAGCATCCCAAGATAGTTTAGGCAACTCTATAGTTTCTAATTGACGTATTGCAGATCGATGCGATCCTAGTATTTCATCAAGTGTGTCTGCAATACCGGTAAAGATAAATTTAACATCAACTCGCTTATCCCCTAATTGCTTTAAAAAGTCAGCAAATTTTTCTACCTCTTCTAACTCTTTTATTCGGTCAACTTCATCAACTACTACTAATAAAGGTTCATCAAAAAACTCTGAAAGCTCTTTTAATATTTCAATTCCATCACTTAAACACTTAATTTCATTTTTAAAGTTTATATATTCAATTTCACTTTCTCTTTTGAAAGTGAACCATTTAAAGCCAATTTGGAAGGTATTTTTTACTTTTTTCCTTTTTAATACAGTTTTATTGATTGCTTGAGTTGCGATAGTTGAGATCATCGACAAGACTGTAGTATCTGGAGCACATGAAATATCGATATAACAATCATGCCCCCCACACCATTCATTAGCGGCGGTAGCAGCTAATGAAGACTTACCTACACCTCTTTCACCATAAATAAAAACATTTCTTCCTGTTGCATAAAGTGCTTGTTGGATTCTACTTAATTGATTTTCTCTTCCTTTTAAATGCTCTAAAGACAATACTGGTCTAGAAGGTGAAACAACTTCATTTAATAACTTGCCAAATGTTTTTCTATCGTAATTCTTAATTGCCATGTATATACCCCCTATTTGGATGAATAATATCAAATATTTAGCAAATCTGTTTTTAAATTAGGGTATCTACCACTTATAAATGCTAAACCGCATTTTAAATCTTGGCGAATTTGAATTGTAGACGTTTCAAATAAAGCAGCTGCTTTTCTTAATTTATTATTGTCAACATATACGCACCAAATCACATCTAACCATTCTTGAAAAACTTCACTATTGTATTTTCTTAAATCTAAAATAATACGTTGAAAAGCGCGTGCTTCATTGTCATTTATCTGACAAGAAATCCCTTTGGGATATGTTGACTCTTTGAAATTTTCATCACTTAAATATCGGGCTAGCAATTCTACTCTTTGTTTTTTAGTTAATTTTTTTGTGGGCATAGATTTATAAAACTTCTGTTTTCTTTCAGAATCACCATTAATCCATGCACCAAATTGCCGAAACCAATCTTCAGTACTATATTTAGACCAATCGACCGCTTGTAAAATGTGTTGTTGTACTGGCATATTCATTTTCATCCCACCAATTGCTCAATTTGTTTAATCGCCACGCCTGCTTTAACTTGCTCTGTGCTGAACCGTAAAACTGTAAAACCCATCATTGCTGCGGAGTTGTATTTCTCCATATCTCCTAGATAACCTTTGCCCCTCGTATGGCGACCTCCGCTCCAGATCCCGCCTTCAACCTCAATCAAAATTTTTGTACCAGTAATCAGAAAATCTGCTCTCCATTTACGTGTTGGATGGAATTTATATTCCTGTTCAAAACCAATCTTGCACGCTCTTAAATGCGTTGCCAGAACCATTTCACCCACACTTGGTTGTCTGGCAACTTGCTTTGCTGAACGCCGCTTTTTATTTTTCTTTATCGGAAATAACTTGCGGTATTCAGCAATGCTGACTGATGACATCAAGCACCACCTTTCAGCAAATGGTCCAATTGATTAGCAAAGCAGTTATAAACTCGCGCTTTATCCTGATCACCTAAAAGGCTGGATGAATGAGCATCTTGTTTATACTTCTGAGCCAGTTTTTCAATTGACTCACTTAGTTCAACCAGAGTGCTTTGCTTTTTACCGCTGAGTGGTTCAATTGAGCGTGATACGTGGTCAGCCATTTCTTTTTCCATCTGATCGAAGTAACTTTGACGTGCTAAATCTCTCGACTTGATTAGCTCTGGTGAAATAAGCTTTTCCATTTCACGGCGTTGCGCTTCAATCCATCTACTGTCCATTTTTTGCGCCCTCCGCATTAAACTTCTTCGCTTGGTCAAGTGCCTTTTCTAATTGAAGTAGCTCGTTGTAATCAGTGTTTGATAGCCCACTGCGGTTATATTTGCCTCGTAATTTTTCACAAAGAGTCTTAACTTCTGCAAAACCGCCGTAAGAATTTATTAACTCTTCAACTGCACAGTGTTGGCATTTACTCATGGCTGGCTCCTTTCTCATCAAGCTCTTTACGCGCCAACCACCACAAAACCACCGCACCGCAAAGTACTGCTGTTACACACGAAATGAGTAAGCCACAGCTTAAAATCTCGAATTTATTCAAGCCGCCTCTCCTTTACCTTTTTGTTGAAATCCAACCTGAATGAGGTATGGCATCAATTTTTGTTGTTGCTCTGGATCTGCAAGTTTCACTGCGACACGTGCAGCAAGTTGTTCATAGCTCTCGTTACCTTCAGCGTATTTGCTTGCAAACTCAGGATGTACAGAAAGTTTTTGAGCAAATGAGTAAATCTGTTTTGAACTAAGAGTATTTGATTCTCCCTGCGGGACTCGGACCTGCGTTCCAGAATTTGGTTTTTTAGATTGTTCACGTGCTTGGTATTTTCCACATGCGTTGATTAACCAATCTGCAAAGTGGTAATTCATGAGTTCATCGCAAAGATTCTTCTCGGCGTTGTAGAGTTCAAATGCTCGTAACTCTCGATCGAACCAAGTCGCGTTTTTGATCTGCTCGTAAGTTTCCTGATCAGTTGCCAAAAGAATTTCTTCACGAAGTTTTTTCAAACTCAACCATGTTTTTTTATTTTTAGATTCTTCTGATAGATTCTTTGAAAGATTCCGTGTCCCAACGTTGGGACTGTTTAACGGAATTGTTGGGACTCTTTCATGGAATTGTTGGAACTGTTCCGTTGTTGGAACTGTTCCATTGTTGGTATTGTTTAAATCATCATTTTCAGTGTCAAAGTGTACCTTTGTTGGTACTGTTTCCCGACCTTTAACTCCGATCAAAAGATAGACTTTTACCTGCTTAGTTTTACCTTCGCGCTTACCAGTATCGATAATAAATCCGTCTTCAATTAACTCATCAATGATTTTTAAAACGGTCTTACGGTCCATTTCCGTGTCATCAACTAAACGAGCAATACTTGGATAGCATTCATGTGTTTCACCAGCTCGATCGGCTAGTGAAAGAAGGACTAATTTTTTGAGTGGTTTTAATGCTCCACCCACCTTTTGTTTTTGACGGGTTTTCCAAGCCCAAACTGTTGCATCTAGACTCATTTATCCCCCTCTTCATTCAACTGAATGAATGTGCTACCCAAATAGCGGATCCGTTTAGCTCGATATAAACTTGAGATGATCGGGCCAGCATGAATAAGATAAATCCCATGTTTTCCATGCTCGTCAACCAAAGCCTGCATGAATTCATCACGTGTTACAGCAGCATTTTTTTCGTCACGGTTTTGGCGGGCTAAATTTTCCTTCCGTTTTTTCAACAAACCAGACAAAGTTCTTAATGCTGGTTCATGCCAGGATTGAATATGCTTTTGTTGTTGTTCAAAGGTACTCATGACACCTCCGCTAATGCTTGCTCAGCTTTTGTTAGGCGGCGTTTAGCGTTGAGCTCTGCTACTGTTGCTGTGCGGATTTCTTTTGAAGAAACTAGAATCAAATGTTTCTCTGATTTGATGGTCCATAAACTAGTCAAAGTTTTGTTTTTAACTTCAAACAAATCATTTGATTTGAAAGTACGGCACTCTTTAGTAAGCACTACAACGTCACCTATTAAAAAATCAGGTGAGTTGAGTTCGATTGGTTGTTCTGATAAATTGTTTGTGTTCATTTGATCCACCTCAATTGAATGCCTATAAACCACTCTCTACCTGGATGGGGAGTGGTTTTTTATTTGAATAAAATCCGCATGTATTCAGGTGAAGTGAATGCATGTGCTAAATAAACTCGCGTTGCTTCTGCAATTTCAGGTGAGCAATACACATCACTTTCTTGCACAACCTTCAAACCAATGGCTGTCAACAAAAAGCTAATAAACTCAATCTCAGTCCATCCATTTGATTTCTTTTCTGTTTTCATCCGTGAAAGGATGCTTGCATCGACATTTATCATCTCTGCTACTTGTCTTTGATTGCTAGCGTTAAGTGCTTGCAATATGAGCGATTCGTTATTGCTAGCGCTTGCAGGCAATTCATTTAATACTTTGCTCATGGTTAAGGTCCTAAGCGGTTAATGCTTGTAAATCGGCTTTAAGTTTGCCTTTGGTTTTGACTTGCAGGACTGCTTGAGTTCTGGCTGGTATACCATTGTTTTCCCACTTCCAGAGGGTCACAGTTGAATACCCAGTTTTTTCAGACAACTCTTTTCGACTTTTGCAGCCGTGGTATGTCATGAGATCACTAATTTTCATGGTTACACCAAGTTAACTATAGTTAATAAACCAAATTTATCACTTGTTAACCATAGTTTCAATAGATCGTATTAACATTAGTTAATGTTTTTGGAATATTTGTTATGTCTTTACACTCTCGAATTAGGCAAAAACTTGAAGAAAAAAAATTAAGAGCCGCTGATTTAGCAAGAGCAACAAAAAAATCTCCTGTTGCTGTAAAGAAATGGCTAGATGGCACTAGCGTCCCTACAGCGGAAAACTTGAAAGTCATTGCGAAATTTTTAGGTGTGAGTGACGATTGGTTGCTTTATGGTGGACCGATTGAACAAGAATCGAACAATTTACTTCAATTAAATGTTCTGGATATCGAAGCTTTTAAGAAAAAATACAATATTCCCGATAGCGAAGATGCTGTTAAATTTCTTGAAACACCTGTTAAACCATTCCCCACCCAAAAAAGATATGTTCCTGTTAAGGCTTACTCCAAGATGGGCATGGATGGCTATTTCACAGATATGGGTTATGAAGGCAATGCTGGAGATGGGTATGTTCCAACTCACTCAGCAGGACCAAGAGCCTATGGCATTAAAGGCACTGGCGACTCAATGTTTCCAGCAATTCGTAATGGCTGGTATGTTGTATGCGACCCTGATGCAGATCTTGTGCCGAATGAGTTTGTTCAGGTGTGCTTGAAGGATGGAAGATGCACAATTAAAGAATTTGTCGGCATCAATGGTGGGGTTTTAAGTTTGCTTTCTGTGAATGGTGGTGAGCGATTTTTCTTTGAAATGGACGAGGTTGAAAGTATTACCGCTATTACAGATATCGTGCCGCCAAGTCAGCATAGACAAGAACATCCTTATTCGCATTAATCACAGGAAGACTTATGGACAATTCAAAACGACCAATCAACCAGATTATTGCTCGCATCAATGATGCTGCGAAACATGGTGAAGCTTTGGTGTTGACTGCTGAAGAAGTAAAGATTCTTTCTAAAGATATTGGCGACAAAGTCTTTATTCCTGTGCTTACTAATGAGCAGGTCGTGCAGTTGGTAAAAGAAGGAAAGCTAGGTCAGAAAATTAATAACACAAAAGATTAATAAACTGTGAACCCGACACAGTCTTAACAACAGATCGGGTGGAGAAGAACATGGGTTTTAATTTTTTAGACTTAAATGACAATGTACGAAATGCAATGCTTGAAGAGGTGAATTTAGACATCTCCAGCAACACCCTGTATTACAGTAAAAGATTTAATCAACATGGGATTGATAGTTATCCAAATATTTTAATTGAGAGCATTAAGGGGGGTAATGAACAAACTCTTGCTAATGCAATTCGTAAAGACCATATGTTTAATGCCTCTTCAGTAGATAAAAATGGTAGAGCATCTAAAACACCAAGTAATGCACATGAAACACTTGCAGAAGGTGAATTTAATCGTTTTTATATTCGTGCATTAGCACGTATTGCTATTAACGAAAATAAAGAATTAGAAGTATATCGCGCAAAAGAAGTGTCTAATGCGCGAAGTGAATCAATCCAAAAAATTGGAATTACAGTTAATCCAAACGACCTACTAGCCGATCTAAGAAAAAACATTGGAATTGATACTTTTCTAGGGCTTCCTGGCGGGGTTAATTCAGGATTAAGTGTTAAATTAGTTTAATACCAAGTAAATACTAAAGATCCATTTTCTTGCAGCTCATAGCCAGCTGAATTCATATGACCTTCTATCTCGGCCATATAGATATCATCTTTTGTGTTACTGGCTTCATCTAAGATATTAGTTAAATAAATTCCATGTTTATGCGATAAATCGGTTAGTTCTTCTAAAAATTTCAATTGATTTTTATCCATAACAAACTCCAAACAACCCATCCCTGTGATGGGTTTTCTTTTGTCTATTAAAGCATGAATTATAGTTAATAAAAAGATTAACTAATATTAACTTTTCTCTTGACTAAAAAATTAACCATAGTTAATATTATCTCACAGACAACAAAAAAAGCACACCGCCCCTCCCCAGGTCCGATGTGCTTTTGCAAAACTGCGAGATCAATTATGAACGTAAAAGCTCCCCCTTTCAACTCCTTTGCATTTGTCAGCATGGCTACTCTTGCAATCTCAGGTGGTTCTTTAGTTGCTTGTCAGCTACAACCAGCTTTCCAAACAAAAGAAGCTCCTACTCTATTTACTCCAAAAACGCAGCCAAGTACTTACGGTTTGTTAACCGCGAAAATCACAGGTAAACATACAGGTGTTGCCGTCATCAAATTAGATAGCTTCCGTTTAAACGTTAGCTTTGATTTTGAAGCTCATTTAGACAGTTACGGCGTTCCGGGTTCTGAATTTACCGCTGTTGATATTACTCAACTCACAGTAAATGAAATCACTGATATTAACGGTAAGTCATATAACGATTTCACCGAATTTGAAGACATCCGAAACATCAATGGCCTTCTAAAAGGCTTCATCGAACGTAACAAGTTGTTGGAGGCTTAAAGATGACTAATTTCAAAAAACACCCAGACGGCTACAAGTCATTTTTAGGCCGTGATGATAAGGGCCTCTACTCTGTTCGCATTGGCTGGCAAGTGTACGCATCTAATGCTAATGGCTCAGTTCTTTACAAAGTTAAAGACGGAGTTAAGACGCCTTTAAATGTGTTTAGGTTCCAAACTTCTTATCCAAAAGTTTGGAATGAACTCACCCAAGAAATCGATTTTCAGCGCAGAAAGCAGCTCGCTATAAAACTGCGTGAAACAAACATCCCTACTTATGACCGCAAAGCTTATAAAACTAAGCGCGGCTTCACTGGCTCAAGATAAGGATAAGAAAAATGGCTCTACCGATTATTACTGCTGACCAAACTTTATTGGTTCAAGCAATTATTGTGTACCTATACGCTGATCCGGGTTTAGGTAAATCATCGATGGGCTTTACTGCGGAAAAAGCAATTTCTTTTGACTTTGACCGTGGTGCTCACCGTACTGGTGAATTACGTCGTGGTGCGGTTGTTCAGGTTCAACAATGGAGTGATGTTGCAAACCTTACTCCGCAGGACTTAGCACCATATAAAACCGTAGTGATTGATACCGTGGGTGCAATGCTTGAATGCATTAAAACCCACCTGTTACTTACGGCAAATAACCGTCAAAAAGATGGTTCTTTAAAGTTAAAGGCTCAAGGTTTAGCGAACCAAACGTTCAAGCAATACATCAATACTTTGATTAGTTTAGGTAAAGATGTTGTTTTCATTGCACACGCATCAGAAGATCAAAACGGTGATCAAATTATTTACCGACCAGATCTAGGTGGTAAAAACCGTAACGAGCTTTACCGTATCGCAGATGTCATGGGTTATCTAACAACTGTTACTACTGGTGAAGGTAAAAATGCCCGCGTTATTAATTTCAAACCTTCGCCTACACATCATGCGAAAAACTCAGGTGCTTTAGGCGGTGAAACCGGTGAAGTATGGGTACCTGATCTTAAAGCACACCCTACTTTCTTGGCTGACCTGATTACTCAAGCTAAAGATCACATTAACACCTTAACGCCTGCACAACTTGCAGCAGCTAAAGCCCAAGAAGAGCTAGAAAACTGGAAACAAAGCTGTGAGGAAGCAGAGCATGCAGGTGACCTTAATCAATTAACTGAGTCGCTTGATAAAGAACATATGTATTACCAGAACATGCGCCAAGCAATGTTAATGAGGGCTAAAGCATTGAATTGCACGTTTGATAAACAACGTGGCACTTGGATTAGTCCACCAGAATTTAACGGTATCTCAGATCAACAAAGAGATGAACTTCAAAACTTCATAGCTGAACGCGGCCTAGACGTGAAAACAGTTTGTGAACACTTCGGCATAGATGCCCTTATCCAAATTGAAGCAGCAAAACTACCAGCAGTTAAACAAGACATTGAAACATTAGCTAAAACGGGAATGACAGCATGAAAATTCTAAATAAAGTTGAAGCCAAACTTGCTTGGGCCAACGGTGAATTACTTTTAGTAAATAATACTGAGCGTAATGGCTGGGAACCATTTAACCCTTATGACTTTGGCTTTGATGTTTTTGATAAATTCGAATTTCAATTAAAGCCTAGAACTATTTTTATTGGCGAATTTGAGGTACCTGAACCATTAAAAGAAGCGCCAGCTAAAGGTTCTACTTGCTCTTACCCAAGTCCAACCGTTGAATTAGGTGTGCAGCAGTTTAAGTGGAATAGTTCAAAAGGACAATTACGCATGCTTCAGCATGGCCAAGTCCACTCAAGTTTTGATAATGCTTTTGCTCATTGCTGCGCGATTATTAAAGTCAGTGGTGGTGAGTTTGCTGAAGATATGCTCAAACTTCTGAACAAGCCAACTGATGAAGTTGAAGAAGAAAAGTCTTTAGAAAATGAAGTTGAGAAATCACCTCAGGTTAATACTGAAAAAACAGTAATTGAAGAGCCTACTAAAGATTTAAAAGAGGATCTCGATGGTGCAATTGTTGTTACTGAGGGGCCTTATGTTTCATCATCCGAGGATCTATTAGTTCCAGAAACTAACGAGCCTAAAGTAGATCCAGAATATCAGCAAACCCTAGATACTCTTCTACAGCGTGTGAAAGAGTCAAAAACACCTGCAGAAGTAAATGCGGTTTATCGTTATACCCGCACATGGGATGACGAACAAATGAAGCCTATCCTTCTCGCCACTCACAAGCGACTTGAAGAGCTAGAAAAAGAACAGGCATCTGCGAATGAGGCACCCTCTTTAATGGTTCAGATCCAGAACGCACCAGACCTCACAACATTGGATGCGCTGGAAATAGATGTGGCTGCACGAGATCCGCAGATTCAACCGAAGCTAATGGGGTATGTGAGAAAACGCCGCTATGAATTAGAGAATCCTACACCTACCCAACCTGAAGCTGATCCTGATTATCTATTAGTGGACGGTTACTAGAATGAAAGACCAATTCAAGAAAGTGAATAACAAGCACTTACTTGGTTTTACTAATTACTTGCACTTGCTGGGCTTTGTAATAGTCCAGCAAGGGTTAAACCAAGCAATGCTTTTAACGAAACATTATGCCGTACCAGTAGCTTGGCGCCGCATAACAATAGACTACAACAACCGGTTAAATAAACCCGCTCAGCAGCTTTATAAAGAGTTTGTTGAGTGGACTAAAGAAGAATATTTGAGGGCTCAAAAATGGAAGTAAGAATTAAGTCTGTAAATGGCCCCAGCCCTTTACCAGCAAATTTACAAATGGATGTTGTTTATAAAGCTGTTCGCATAGATGCCAATCGAATGAAAGTAACTTGTGATGATGGTCAAGTGATTACAACAAGCATTTCAAAATCTGGTTATTTGGGCGATTGGGGTGAATGGGAAATTTTAAGTGAGGATTCTCAACAATGAGCAAAGTTATTGGTGAAGTTAATTTGAGCCCTAGCAGTATTGAAGGTACTCCGGATCAGGTAGCTGTTCATATTTTTGAAAAAATCATTTGTCCAAGTACTGAAGAGCTTCTCAAAAACAATCCGGAAGCTGCAAAAGTTTTTGCATATCACATTTTTGGTTTAGCACTGTCTCAACCAGCAGAGTTTCATTCAACCAAAAGTCTAGATAAAGCTGTAACCGTTACTCTTCACAACCTTTTGCGTCAGTTGAAGAAAGAACGCAATGAGTTGAGGAACTAAAGGATGAGTGGATTAAAAGTTAAAACATGTAATTTTTGTGATGACGGGAACGGTGAATGCATTTTCCCCTATTACGGCCTTGCCCCTCATATTCATACAAAGCCAATTGGCGGTACTGAATTTATAGATGTTTCATTACCTGAAAACTTTAGTCCTGATGGGGATGGTTTAGGCATATATACACACTGTCTGAATTGTGGGGGTGATGGCACATATGAAGGCATCCAGTTAGAAGTTAAAGCGGAAAGTAAGGAGGGCTAATGTGGATAAATATCTGACATCTAACAATGTGTGTGAGATGTTTCATATTACTAAACGCACACTTAATCGGTGGGAAATTAACACTCCTTGGGGTATTCCATTCCCAGCCCCGGCATTAAGTTCTGAGGGCGGAACAATGAAAAGATACCTCGCTACTGATGTAATGAAGTGGGAGGAAGAATGCCAGCAAAAGAAGCAACTAAAAAAAGCTATATAA